CTTCCCGCTGGTCCGCAAAGCGGAGAGTGAGCTGAAGGTCCTGAATGCCAAGCTGGAGCATTACGAAGAGCTGGGGTTTTCCATGGGAGGGATTGCTGGCGGGTCCGGAAACCACAACAGAAGTGCTTCAAGGGTCGAAATGGCTGCTGTAGGCGCTGTGGACACATTACGGGACCTTTATGACCAGAGACGCGAATATCTGGCCATTATAGGCCGCGCAGAGCGTATCATCGGGAAGGTACAACAGGATAAGTTCCGGAAGCTGCTCAATTACCTGTATATCCTGGGAAAATCAATGCGATGGATCAGTGACGAGCTTGGTTACAAGGACCCGAACAGTGTGTACAGATGCAAAGGAGCGGCGCTCAGCGCTGCACAGCGGGTGATGGATGAGGAGGAACAGGAACATGACAAAAGCACAGAAAAACGCGATTCTTGAATTTCAGCGCAGGATGAAAGAAAACATGAATGAGAAAGAGATAGAAAAACTGTTTAATGGTTTTTGCCATCATGATATTCCGGATGAACCAGAGACGCAATGTGTTGGATGTCCATATGCTGACGAAGAACATTACAACCAGTATGGAATTAAACTGCCGGACGAGAGAGTACACTGCCTTGACTGCGTTAATGTGATGTATGCAGATTTGCAGTACCTTATCCGGAGCTACAAAAACTTGCGTAAGGAATGCACACCCAGGATCATGACTTTGGACGAGGTGAGAGAGTGTGAATATGCCTATGTTGAGACAATCGACAAGCGCGATCCGGAACCAGTGAAGCTCATGATGCGTATCGTAAGCGATCCGAAAAACACGATGTTCGGTTATTTTTTCAAGCGTGTGTACACTTGCCAGACTTACAACATGAATGAGTTGTATAACAAAACATGGCGCTGCTGGACGCACCGGCCAAGCGAAATGGAAAGAAAACGCTGGAAATGGGAGAAGGCACCGGACTGGTCGCTTGTTGGGATAGATGAGGAGTGATCCTATGGAATGGCCTCCAAACCCAATGATGTTATTTACTGGGTGGTTAATGGGACAGATATCGAATGATGAATTAATAGAATTGTCCGTCCTTTGGAAAAAGAAACAAGAGGAAAAGCGGCAAAAAGAAAAGGCCGGGGAGTGATTCCCCGGTCCTTTGTTTTGTACAGCATTGTTATTCAGCCGCTACAAGATCGATTTCACCGGCATCGATCATTGCAATCCATTCCGGATCAGCGTTTTCGTGGCAATCGCGGATGTAATCATCAGCGGTATAATTTTCTGGCACCGTGATTGTATCGATGGGTGATTTCGCGCCGGTTGCTGGATCAGTGTATTCTACAGTGTACTTCATGTTTGCTCCTCCTCACTTCGTGATCTGTCGCATAAGCTCCAGCGTTGCGTTGAAGTTCGCTTCAGCTTTCGCGGGTTCCGGTTGCGGTTTTACCTGTCTGCTCATGTCCTCCAGGATCAGCCGCTTGATGTATCCCTGGATGTTTTCCTGCTGCTCCAGATGATCGATGATCGCGGCATCAGTGTTCCGGCTGAGCTTCAGGCTAAACCACCTGGCGTTTTTGCGGTCACTTATTAGATTTCCCATGGTATCACCCCCTGTTATTCAGTATAACCTATTTGTCAACAGTATCCGTATTCAACCTTCGCGAAGCCAGGATCACAGTATTCATCAGGGCCGAGCTGGATGTACTGGCCGCGCATCCACTCATAGAACTTGACGATGATTCGACCGTCACCAGCATGATCGAATTCAACCGCGTGCCATGCATCGTTGTCATTAATGACGATGTTGTCCATGTGCCAGCCGTTATCAACCATCATGCACAGAACAGCGTTCATGGCGCTCTGCTCATCATCAGCGGTGATGATCGTATGGTTGTACTGTTCCACAGCATACTTACCGTTGATTTCCCGGATAACGTATGCAGTCTGGTTGCCATTATCATTGATGGCGTTGATGAATTTAGCGTACATGGTTCGTTCCTCTCTTTCTCCAGCATCTGGTGCTGGAATCCGGAGGCGTTAGTTCCGTCTCCGGTTTCCAGGATCAGCGGCTCAGAATCGTCTCTGCCAGGACTCTGGCTGCAGCCATGAACAGCTCCAGTGTGATCATCCCTTTTTCCAGGGCGATGTGGTTGGCGTTGTTCAGCTCTTCGGCGCTGTGGCCCTGCTTCAGCATGGCCCGGTAAGCGTTGGCGTAATCTCTCGCGGTCATGGTTCGTTCCTCCTCTCATTCTGCAGCGATCATGTCGCTGATGATCTGCTTCGCTTCGCCGATTTCCATGACCAGCTCTTCATCTCCCCAGTTAACACTGCCCATGAAATCATATCCTCCGAAGAAAAGACCGGTTTCCTTGTCGAGGATGCTGTATCCGCCCGGGTTGCTGGTGATGATGTACTTACTCATTGCTTTGTTCCTCCTCATTCTTTCTTCCGGTTTAGCCGGAGCCAAGGTCTCCAGCGGAGGCCCTGGACCCGGCCAGCCGAAGCTGGCTGGTTGATCAGAACTTGATCCACTCTCCGAGAGCGTCTTCCCAAACATTCTGGAAGTAAAGCTCTCCGTTGGTCCTGCACACCCGGACCAGGCTTCCTTTGCCTTCCAGCTTCCGGAAATCGAAGTAGGTCTCGATGTCGACGATCTCTGAGATGCTCACGTTGAAGGCCAGCTTTGCGATGATTCCCAGATCAGGATCAATAACCACCAGTGCGTACTGCTTCTCGCTCAGCTTGGCGAAGGTCTTTTCGTTCATCATTGTTTTGCTCCTCACTTTCTGGCTTTCATGGGGTGCCACCCCTGCTGTCGAGGACATCATATCACCGGGGTGCCACCCTTGTCAACACTTTTTTTCAGACAATGTCAAAAACCAGCAAAACGTTGCCACACAACATCGGGAAGGTTTGATTCCAGCCAAAAACCGGATCTATCTCACGATTTTCTCAAAAAAATTTCCTGGCATCCTGTACCAGCACCAGGATCAGCAGTAGTACATAGTACCAATCCCCATCCACCATATCTGGTACAAAGTGCATGAAAATGTATTGACACTGCAAGGTATTGACACTATAATCAGCTATAGTGGAAGAACTATACAGAGGACCAAGCACAATACACACTACACAGCACCAGTGATAATAATTCCTGGTGCTTTTCTCACGTTATAAATAATCATTCATTATCCATTCACAATATATAACCATTCCCTTTGATATTCCAATACCGGATAAACTCAGACAGTACAGGGAAATGCGGAAAAAGCTGGGAAGCGTAAACATAAACGATCGTATGACCCCAGCCGGGTCCGGAAGGAGGCGAGACAATGCCCAAGGAAAAGCAGCCGCTGACAGCAGATCAGGAACGATTTGCCAGGATGAGCGCCCAAGGATGCTCCAGAGCTGAGATCATGAAGGCCATCTTTGGACTGGAGCTTGGTGTCTCTCCGGAAAATGAAATCCATGCAGCCGATGCCAAGATGTGCCGCTGGAGAAAGCATCCTGACTTTGAGCCAACATGGAAAGACGAAGTACGGTCGATCCTGTATGGCTGTACCAGCGAAGCGATCCAGGTCATCCGGAAGCAGATGCGGGAAAAGGATGACTGGTTGCAGAACAAAGCTGCGAACGATCTGCTGAACTACGGAAAAGGCCAGATCTACGGTGACGAAGAACGGACCGTTCACGTCCAGATCGAAGGTCTTCCGGATATCGGTTCTCCGGACGATCAGTGACCAACTATTCGTGAAACAATAGTTTAGCGAATAGTTAGCAACGAGGCTGAAACGTAGACAGATCAAGGGATACAGCCGATATTACCAGTTATTGCCAATGAAGTCTATGCAGTGATGCACCGTTTATGCAGGATTTTGTGAATAATCCACAGGATCAGCAGGATGATCAGAGCATAGAGCTGCTGGGAAAATATGGCAGGAGCAGACCGGTCCGGAAGCCTGGTGCCAGATCAGGACAGCAGGACGATCAGCACCGATCAGCCAGCCAGCACCGGACCGACCAGCAGCAGACCGGCCAGGGATCAGACCCGGGGGAGGGGGTCGAAGCCGGAACCCCGGGGGGCCGAATCGTGCCAGGGACTCCAGCGCGCTGCTCCCGGATCGGAGCGAAGCCTTGCCACCCCAATCCTTCTCCTGGTGGGGATAAAAAAAACAAGGATCAGTTCACGGAAAGCTCGGATAAGACGGGCATGAGCTGCCCTGTTTTTTGTATACAAAGCTCACAACTTGGATCTGCGGGGAAACTTCATGGACAGTAATTCCTCCTGATGCGCTTTTGTGAAAAAAACCTGGTGCTGTGTAGCGGCCCACAGTGCCGGACCGCAGATCCATTTTGCATGACAACGTGGTGTAACGGGAAGCACAGCTTGCCTTGTCCGATTGCTGACCCATGGGGATCGGATTTGGTAAAAAGTGAAAGCAAAGGATCGGTACGCAGGGTTGCCGGAAGGGTTATGACGGAAGGAGAGCGCCGCCGTGTGTGGCGGAGTGCTGGCCTACCTACTTTCCGGTTTCGCTGTAAGACGCGCCGACTGCGCCGGGTAGCTGGAAGATGCAGGTTCGAGTCCTGCTGTTGTCAATTTGGAGGATTTCATGGCGAACGTGGTGATCAATTACCAGCCGACACCGAAGCAGGCTATGTTCCATGCCAGCAAGGCGAATGAGATCCTGTACGGCGGTGCTGCTGGCGGCGGGAAGACGAAGGCCCTGATCATGGACGCGCTGTTCCGCTGCCTGAAGAATCCGGGAACGACAGCGGTTGTTTTCCGGCGGTCCTACGGTGAGCTGGAGGATACGGACATCAAGGAGGCACAGGCTTCCTATCCGGAGAAGCTGGCCACATACAACGCGGGGCGGCATGAGTTCCGGCTGATCAACGGATCGAAGATTCTGTTCCGGCACTGCGAGAACGAAGCCGACCGGTTCAAGTATTCCGGTATTGAAATCCAGTTCCTGTACTTTGACGAACTGACATCCTTTGAGCAGGTGATCTATGATTTCATCAAGACCCGTCTCAGGGCGAAGAAGTCGCTGGGAGTGGTACCGATTGTACGGTCTGCCAGCAACCCGGGGAACATCGGCCATGGCTGGGTCAAGAAGATGTTCGTGGATGCCGGACCGTACATGGAAATCCAGGAGCAGGAGATCTATTCCGAGACGCTGCATAAGACGAAGACGATACGAACGCAGTATATACCGGCACTTGCCACAGAGAACCCCTTCATTACGGATGACTACATCTTTGAGCTGGAGCAGAAGCCGGAAGCGCTGAGACGGGCGCTTCTGAACGGAGACTGGGACAGCTTTGAGGGCCAGGTGTTCACCGAGTTCGTGAACAGGCCGAAGAACCCGGACCGGAAGTGGACGCACGTCATTGACCCGTTCCCGATCCCGGCGGACTGGCCGAGGTACATGAGCTTTGACTACGGGTATTCCGATCCGTTTGCCTGCCAGTGGTGGGCGATGGACCACAAGGGGAAAGCGTACCTGTACCGGGAATGGTACGGATGTGTTCCCAAGAAGGCCGATACCGGCATCAAGCTGACACCGGTCCAGATCGCGGACGGCATCCTGGAGCGGGAAGAGCAGGAAATCGCGGATAACATCCGGGTGGTGCGGACGGCGGACCCGAGCATCTTTGACAAGAGCCGGGGTTTCTCCGTTGCCGACCAGATGTCCCCGGGATACCAGGGCAGGACAAAGGGCGTTCTGTTCAGCAAAGCGGACAACACCCGGATCGCCGGAAAGATGGAGGTGCATGAGCGCCTCCGTTTTGATGAGAACGGAATCCCTGGAATGTACATCTTCTCCACCTGTTACGACTGGATCAGGACGGTGCCGAACCTGCCGTATGACGAAAAGAAGCGGGAGGACATCGACACCGATGCCGAGGACCATGACTATGACGCAACCAGGTATTTCCTGATGGACCATCCCATGACGGCCACCAAGAAGCCGGAGCGGGTATACAAGCCGTTTGACCCGTTCAGTGAAGACTGAAGGCGCGGCGGGGACGTGCAAAAATAAAACGAAAAGGAGTCGCTCCCTGTGAGTTTTAGTGGCTCCGCCGTGCTTTCATATACAGCGAGGTGAGACTTATGAATGAGAATCCGAACGAAATGGAACTGCAGGAAGAGTTTTTCCTCGAGGAGCAGCAGCTGAGCGAAGAGGACGCGGATCTGCTGGATCTGATCTATGAGCGGCTGGACATCTTTGAGCAGATGAACCGGCCTTACCATGAAGCGGTGAAAAAGAGCCGCCAGATCCTGCACATGGAGGACCCGGACCAGGACGATCCGGAAACGATCCGGAACAACGGGAAACGCACCCTGCAGCTGCAGACGCTGAAAAGCACCATCAACAACGTGGTAGCGGACCAGATGCTTTCCATGCCGGAAGCCAAGCTCCTGCCGGAAACCATGATGATGCAGGAAGCCGCAGATGACCTGCAGGATATGTGCCACTATGTGATCTACTGCGCGAACGACTTTGAACAGCTCCATTACCGGAGATGCGAGGACTTTTACGGCGCGGGGACGGCGGTGACACAGATCGCCTGGGACGATGACATGAACTACGGCAAGGGCGAGATCGCGCTGATCCGCTGGCCGCTGGAAGCCTTTTTGTGGGACCCTACAGCGGATAACCTGCAGGACTGCCGCGCCATCATGAAGGTGAGCTGGCACCCGCTTTCCTGGTACCGGTCCCATTATCCGGACACAGGGCGCTATGTCGGCAGCGAGAAGAGCTATTACAACAATGTCGGCATGGCTGACGATCCTTCCGACATCGAGCATCAGAACGATGAGAAGAGGGCGTTGCTGATTGAGTACTGGTGGCGGGAGTATGACGCGAAAACGCGCCGGTACAGGATTAATGTGGCTTTCGCCGCAGGCAATGCTTTGCTTGAGAAACAGGAAGACGTTTACGAACACGGGATGTATCCGTTTGTCATCGATGTGCATGACAGCATCGAGGGATCGCTGGTGGGTGAAGGCCTTGTGCATGAGCTTGCACCGATGATGCGGTATATCAACCGGTACGCAGCCTATGCCGACATGAACGCACGGATGGCATCCAAGGGACGGATGCTGGTGCGGAAGGGAAGCGGCATTGACAAGGAAGCGCTGACGGACTGGACGGTGGACGTGATCGAGGGCGACCAGATCACGCAGGGCGATGCCTGGAACTGGATGCAGAACGCCCCGTTCAACTCTACCATTACCAACCTGATGACGCTTTTCCAGTCGGATCTTAAAGCTGACAGCGGAGCCAATCAGTTCACCAGGGGAGAGACCACCGGGGGCATTGTTTCCGGAAAGGCGATTAATTCCCTGATCCAGGCCGGAGGCAAGGTGGCTTCCATGCGGACCGAGCAGCTGAAGTACGGATTCAAGGCGATGGTCGAGCAGGTGATCTGGCTGATGAGTCAGTTCTATGACGATGAGCGGCGGATCATGATCACCGGGCGGAACGGCACCCGGGAGCTGCAGGTGGATATGCTGAAGCTGTTCGGGAAGAAGCGGAAGGGCGCGGTGAACCCGCCGCCGTACACCGTGGAGATCGAGGTTTCCAGCCGGGACCCGCAGCGGATCGCGGACCAGAACCAGATGTTCATGGAAGCGTACACGATGAGCGCACAGGCACAGCAGTTCTTCCCGCTTTCCGCGCTGTTTGAGATTTTGAACCTGGACGGAAAGGACCGCATCCTGCCGGTGATCCGGTCGAACGAAACATACCAGCAGCAGATGCAGCAGATGCAGCAGCAGCTGGAGCAGATGGCCGCACAGCTGCAGCAGGCTTCCGAGGAGAACCAGAGCCTGCGGAAGACGGTGCAGGACACAACGAACGCCCTGACCACCATGGCGGCGCGGCGGGGGCAGGCACCGGAAGAGCAGCCGGAGCAGAGTGCCATGGTGACCGGAAACCAGAACACGCTGGGCCAGCCGCTGGGCGGAGCGCAGCTGCCTGAGTAAGGAGGGCGCTTATGGCAAAGAAAAAGAAGTTCTCCGGATGGGACGGCCTGGAAGCTGAAGTGAAGAACAACAGGCTGAAGCTGAACAAGGAGACCGGGAACATCACGGTGGACCGGATGAACGGCCTGAAGGCCGAGAACAAGAACGGCAGGCTTTACCTGTACGCAAACCCGGAGGATATGGATGCCATGATTCCGGGAAGCACCGAAGCGAAGAAGCGGGTGCAGAACGCGAGGCTGACGCTGAAGAAGGCGTTCCAGCAGAGCCGAAGGACAAGATGACAAAGACCCCGTGATTTGCGGGGTTTTTGCATATAAAAAACACGCTCCGTGATTTGCGGCAGCGCGAAAGGAGAATTCCTTTGGATAACGAGGAGACCATGGTCGAGATGGATGATTTCCAGGCGGACGACACGCCGGACGGCGAAATCATCGAAGAAACGGACGAGTCCGAAGAAAGCCTGGAGTCTTTGACGGAAGAAGAGGACGAGGGCGAACAGGCCGAAGAACAGCCGAAATCGCAGGGTACCAGCGAACCGGGATATGTTCAGAGGCGAATCGAAAAGGCAGTGGCCAGGGCGCTGGCTGCGGAGCGGGAGAATATCCGCGCCGAGTATGAACAGCGTTTCGCGCCGCTGCAGGAGCGGCTGATCGAGATGGATGCCAGGGAGCTGGTGCAGCAGGGTGTTGTGAAAGACCTTGAAACCGCCAAGGAGCTGGTACGCTATCGGCAGGGCCAGACGGCAGCGCCGCAGGCACCGGCAGAGCAGCCGCGCAACTCCAACGGGC